CATCGAAAAGCGTAAGCACGGTGCTATTACCGGTATTGTAAACGAAAAGGGTGAGCATCAAGCGCCTAAGAAGCGTGGTAACATTCACGATACTGATGCTGAAGTATAAGGAAGCCAATCCCTTGGTGGTGTTCGGGCTCCGCGAGCTCGAACATTGCCCTCCACATTTTGTTCGAGTTGAGTTTGATATCCGCTCAACAGACAAGCATATTACTGATTGGATTTGGACCAACTTATCTGGACGTTTTTGGGTAGGGGATTGGTACAGCAAGGACAGCAATGATCACGTGATTTTTCGTAAATGTGCTGCATTTGAAATCCCGGGTGAAGCTAGTATGTTTGCACTTATCTTGGATCAAATTAACAAGCACGATTACGATTTCTAAACGGTAAGAAAATATTTTCCGGTATCTCCATTGGTAGTAAATAACTGTATAGTTAATACAATGGAGATACTATGTCAGACCAAACAACAGCAACACCAGAAGCAACAACAGACGCACCAGCAGTACAATTACAATTACAAGACTTGCTATTAGCTGCTCAAGTAGTTCAACTTGCTAGTCAACGCGGTGCAATTAAAGCAGAAGAAATGGAAGCAGTAGGCGGATTATATAATCGCCTAGTTACTTTCCTACAGGTAAGCGGTGCATTAACACCTGCTGAACCAACTACAGCAGAAACACCTGCTGAAACTACAGCCGATACTCCAGCAACAGATGCTCCAGCAACTGATGCTCCAGCGGCATAATAAGGAAAATCAAAATGATTAAGCACGTAGGCAAACACAATAGTAAAAAGATTGTGTTGTTATGGCGTAAAGTTCCAAATGAAACTCATATGGCTCTTTTACTTTATAGCGATACACTACCACGCATGATTCATGACGAAGTTATGAAAGCGTTGGAAAGCCCAATTGGACAAGAAGCTAAAGAATTTAGCGATGTATTGTTCCGCACAATTTTCTCTGATGGTCGTAATGCTCTTGAAGTATTGCACAGAGAAGGTTTTATTAAGAAAGTGCCTACTAGCCAAATCTTAATTACTCCAACTATGAAAAGTTCTGTTCGCTTAGATGAATTAAACAACATCCTAGACGAAATGGAAAAAGGAGATGAGGCTATCAAGCGTTTGTCAGACATCGACAAAGAAGCTGGTATGGTCAGTAAGAAAAAAGTTCGCGAAGGTCGTGAAGTGGGTATGCCACCAAACAACTCAAGTGTTAGTCGTACTAATTTAGATGTAGATGCTACAAATAGTGCTGCAGCATATATCAAAGGTGTTTTATCCGATGAAGATTTAGCCGCAGACCGTTTACAACAAGCCTCTACAATGAAAGCACAAGCTGAGCAGTTGTTAGCCGAAGCCAAAAGATTAGAAACAGAAGCAAAACAACTTTCACCAGCGAAAAATGTCAAAACAACAAGAGCCAAAAAAGCCGCGCCGACAAAAAAGCAAGCGGCTTAATTTAAACAAGAAGGACCAGTGGGAGAAGTTGCTCAAGGAAGTTTCTAAAGAGCAAGTCCCCATTGGAGTATTGCGATATATCACAGTTAATCTCACAGACGGAACTAGTGTTGATGTTGACATTGAACAAATGTTAGCCGACGGCGAAGATCCAGGTCTGATAGAAAAACTAATTAACGCAAAACTAGACGCACTCGATGATGTCATTACAGACGTTGACTTTCATATTAGTGTGGATGCAGTATCAAAAGTAATTCAACCTTTCACCGACGAACTCTTAAAGAATTTATAATATGTTGGAATTTATTTCCCCTGGCGGAAAACTCAATATAAAAATTTTATACAAAAAAGAGTTAGATGGTGGTGGTACGGAATTTGGTCAAGATTATATCACAGTTATAAAAGAACGCTATTCTAACAGAACATTTAATAAGTGTTATGAATGGTGTTCTGGCCCTGGGTTCATAGGATTTAGTATTCTAGATCATGAACTATGTAATAGCTTATGCTTGTCAGATTTATACCTACCGGCTATAGAATATGCTAACAAAACTAAAGCAACCTGTAGAAACGACATTTCTACGTATCATATTGATAGAGTTTCATTATTGCCCGATACAGAAATGTTTGATCTTGTAGTAGCCAATCCTCCGCATTATGCATCTATTGTATCGGAGGAAGATAATTACAACAGGATATGCACCGACCTTGATTGGCAAGCGCACAAAGAATTTTTTAATAATATTAAGTCACATTTATCGCCAAACGGAATTATCCTACTGCAAGAAAATGCCAAGGGGTCAACTGTTGAGTCATTTAGTACACTTATTGATAATACAGGTTTAAAAATTACAGATTCTTTTAGAAGTCGTGATTATTACAACGAAAACGACAACAGAAGAAAAATTTACTATATAGAAATACAACACTTATGATTAATGCCATATTTGCCGTTGACTTTAACGGTGGTATGGGGTTTAACGGCACCTTGCCTTGGCCTCATAACACTGAAGATTTACAACATTTTAAAAACCTAACTACAGGTCATGTAGTGGTGTGCGGGCGCAAGACTTGGGATGATCCTAAGATGCCCAAGCCATTACCAAACAGAACTGTATACGTTGCTACACATAGACCAGTAACTTATGCTATGCCCTTTAGTGGCGATATCAAAGAGAATTTATTGGCAATCGAACGTCAGCATACTGGACAAAATATATTTGTTATTGGTGGTGCAGAACTATTACAAGAAGCACATTCACTTTTGGATCGGATATATTTGACACACGTCAAGGGATCGTATAAAGTAGATACTAGGATATACGTAAAAGAATTCCTAACAGGATTTAGTCCCACTAAAGCTTCGGTAAGTAAAGATTTCCAATCAACATTCACAGTCTATGAACCATTATTTAAACGCATTAAAACAAGTCCTTGAACATGGTCAACAACGAGACGATCGCACCGGTGTAGGCACCATCAGCATGTTTGGCATGCAACAACGCTACAACTTATCCGAATCATTCCCAGCAGTAACCACTAAACGATTAGCATGGAAAGCCTGTGTAGGCGAGTTACTATGGATGATTGAAGGATCTGGTAGTGAACGTCGTCTAGCAGAAATTACATATGGCACAGCAGATGGTAAGACTACTATTTGGACTCCTAACGCACTAGCCAGTTACTGGAAACCCAAGGCCAACTATGAAGGTGACTTGGGTCGTGTATACGGAGTACAATGGCGTCACTGGCGTACTCCCGTAGAACACAAACAAGAAACATTTAAGAACGACGCTGGTACCTGGTTCAATCGTAAGGGTAGTACACATTTTAAAGAAGTTGATCAACTAATGAATCTGATCAATGGGATCAAGCAAGATCCACATGGACGAAGACATATCATATCTGCATGGAACCCTGGTGAGTTAGACCAAATGGCCCTGCCCCCATGTCATGTTCTTGCACAGTTTTACGTTGGTAAGGATAATAAACTGTCCTGCCAGCTTTACCAAAGAAGTTGTGACATGTTTTTAGGTGTACCCTTCAATATCGCTAGTTATTCATTGCTCACGCATCTAATAGCTCAGGTGTGCAACTTGGAGGTGGGGGAGTTCGTTCACGTGCTCGGTGATGCACACATATACCTAAACCATGTAGAGCAGGTTAAAGAACAACTGGATCGTGAACCATTACCTGCTCCACAACTTCTATTGAATCCGGACATTACAGACATCACCAAGTTTACCATGGCAGATATTCAGTTAGATGGATACACTAGTCACGCATCAATCAAAGCCGACATGGCAGTTTAAGTATTAACCAAGGAGTAGTATGAAGTTTATCATAACAGGCGGTAGTGGCTTTATTGGCCATAATGTAGTACGTCAGTTAGAACAAGAAGGTCACGAATGTTTTCTAATAGACAGCGTAACCGATTACGGATTTATCCCCAAGGATGAATTAACCTATTTGTATCGTGCCCGCAGAGACCGTATTCACGGCAATACACATCATATTGATTTACGAGAACACGATCGCGTACAAGCATTCTTTAGTAATTTTGCATTTGGTTGCGATGCAGTTATTCACTTAGCAAGTTTTCCCAGACAAAAAGTAGTTAGTGCTAATCCAGTATGGGGTGCAGAAGTTATGGGCACTGGTTTAGTTAATCTATTGGAAGTATGCAATCGTCATTGTATTCCAAAGTTTGTTTATATTTCAAGTTCAATGGTCTACGGAGATTTTAAAAACGATGTAGTGGAAGATGCTATATGTCGTCCGCAAGGGCAATACGGCATTATGAAACTAATGGGCGAAGACCTTGTTCGAGATTATACTCGTCGTGGGTGTTTTGACCATGTCATTATTCGTCCCAGTGCTGTCTACGGAGAATATGATGTTGAAGATCGTGTAGTTAGTAAGTTTATGCTTAGTGCTATGCGAGGACAAACTCTTAAAGTCAATGGTGCAAACGAAACCTTAGACTTTACTTATGTAGAAGATGCAGCCCGGGGCATTATGCAGGCCACGCTAAGTCCCAATTCTGTTAATAGCACTTATAATATCACAAAGAGTCATAGTACCACGTTACTAGAAGCCGCAGAGCTTGCTATCGGTATTGTAGGTAAAGGTAGTATAGAGTGCAGGGATAAAGATGCAGACTTTCCTTCACGTGGTGCATTAAATATCGATCGAGCACGTAGAGATTTCAATTTTGATCCTGTGGTTGATGTAGAAGAAGGCTTTGTACGATATCATCGTTGGTTTAGTGACAGCGAGTTTTGGCAAGATAAATTAAAATGAGTTACGATATCCCATTCATTGGCATAGCAAGACAATACAAGGAACTTAAAGACGAGATCCTTGATGCCAGTGATCGTGTATATCTAAGCGGACATGTGTTAGATGGTCCTTATACCCAGATGTTTGAACGACATATAGCTCAACGTTGTATGCGTCAATATGCAGTAGCAGTTAACTCCGGGACACAAGCTCTTGTGTTTGCCCAAATGGCTACATCACGTAGCGAAAACTTTGAAAACATAATGATTCCGGGTATTAGTTTTATTGCTACACTTAACTCTGTACTAATGGCTGGCAATAAACCTGTATACTGTGATGTAGATCACAATGCCCTATTAGATATTGACAGTATCGATTATGCATTAGATGGCAATGTTGATACTGTTATGTACGTTAATATATTTGGTAATGTATTAGATTACGATCGATTACTAAACGTAACCAAGTTCTTTAATGAAGATGTTATGATTATTGAAGATGCGGCACAATCTTTTGGTGCTACATATAACGGTATCCCTAGTGGTAAACTAGGCGATGTTAGTGTGCTTAGTTTTGATCCTACAAAGAACTTACCCAATTACGGATCAGGCGGCATGATATTAACCGACAATTACGATATCTATCAAGCATGTTTATCGTTACGTGATAATGGTAAGATTGCAGGTCACGACTTTGCTGGAACCAACAGCAAGATGTCAGAATCTGATTGTGCTCAAATGTTAGTTAAGTTAAAATACTTTGATACATGGCAACGCCGTCGTGCAGAAATTGCCGATTACTATGCAGAACACTTAACTGATTGGGTAGATGTTATGTTGCCTAATCAAGATGTAGAACATGCCTGGCACAAATTTGTTATGCGTACAGGCAATCGTAGTCAAATGCAAGGTTACTTAGCTAGTAAAGGTATCGAAACTAAGATACATTACGAGCAACCTTTATTTGAACATCCAGTGGGGTGGGATTATATTGATTACGCACGAGATTTAATGCGTGGTAGTAGTGCTCACGCACAAGAAGCATTAAGCCTTCCGATCTATCCCGAAATGACCAACTACGAAGTAGAACATGTAGTTGACAGTATTACCGCTTACTTGAATTAAAACGTTGTTCCAACCAGGCCCATTCGAAACTCAGTTTTAACCGCTCGTAGTCTCCACCAACTTCATCATAGTAAGCAATAGCATCTAGTGCGCCACGCACACTCCACTCAGCAAATTCTGCATGTTTAAGATAATTCTCATCTGACCATACACGTAAACGATGTTCTGTTTCTACGGTAGGGTCAGTTGCCATAAAGTGTTTTAACTTAACTACTTCGCGGAACGCAGTACGCCATGTCATCCACTCACTTTGATTATAGTGTGCTATGCCACTTAGGATAGGAACTGATTCGTGTGGTTGACTTAGTGTAAAGTCAATGCCCGGGTTATTGTTTTCTAGCACTAGTCGCTTGTTATAACAAATTACTCCCTGATGCCCATACTCTAATCCATTTACAGGGTTACGACTGTTGAAGATATAATGTTTGGGCTCTTGGAAGTAATCTGGAGTCCAGTCGTACCAGGGGAATTGATTACCCAAAACTTCCAACTTGGCAAACACCGCAAAGAACCAGGGTGTTGAACTTTGACGTGCAGCTTCTTGATAAGCGGCTGTACGCCCATTAACACCACGTACCCATTTTGCCCAATGGTTACTTTGATAGCATAAATGATCGTACCAACGTTCTTCATCTGGTTCGCCGTTACTAATGTATACTATGTCTAGGCCACCAACTTTGCGGCTGCCAAAGTAGTCGTTTAGTATAGGTTTCTTGTCACTAATGAAGGGGTAATCGTAGATTTGCGTCTTCAAATCAGCCTTGATATCTCTTGGTACTACACAGGTAGCTCCGGCACGCGATAACCGCTGAACTACGCGGTCTTTCTTGGTCCATAAGCAGGGTGCAATTACTATCTGTATATCTTTTTGGTTTGTAAATGTCACATAGGGAGTTTCAAACTTGTAGTTTTTAATTTCGGTTACAAGATCGTCTGTGTCGTAATAATGCACAGGTGCATCAAATCGTTCCACCACTTGGTCATGACAATAATTGATAACATTAAACCAATCTAGTAGGTCTAATTCAATCATTTGTTTCTTAAATGATTCTACGTGTATATAGAATGTGTCTCCACGATCTTCCATACCGCTAGGGAATACATGAATCATTTCTTTTTGCCAAGGCTCAGGTTGCCATGTAAAATCAAATTGGGTGTAATCGCATACGCTGTTAACAATCCACACGTATTCCGTTTCCGCTGTTGTCATAATACGCTTAAACGTATCTAGATAATTGTCTACGAAACGTGTCATGACAATATCAGGGTGCTGAGTGCGTAAGTATTCATATTGGTGACGGCTAGTAGGATTACCGTGATCAACATAATAGATATTATGCAGGTTATCCGGCTTGCTTACAGTTTGATCTGTTACAAAGTTCAAGTTAGGAAATTGTTCTAAGGTAGTTGCCCACTTGGTATGTCTGTTAAATTCAAATTTGTTTATTAAGAATGTATCGGACCACTTCTGATGTTGGCTTGGAAATACATGAGTCATGTAGGTTTGCCAGGGTTCTGCATGCCATGCAAAATCAAAGTTGGTGTAGTTATATTCACTACTTACGATCCAGAACTTATTGGTCTTTGCACGGGTAACACAACGACTGATAGTATCCATTATGTTGTTGGCATAACGTACCTTGTGTATTTTAGGATACTTCTGTTTTAACAGTTCGAATCTGGTCTGTGCTGTAGCGTTATTCTTATCTATAAAGAAGATATCTAGCGCAGTAACCGCAGTCTTTTCTTTTTCTAATTTAGGAGGCTCGCTTTCAAACTTGGGCTCTGTTGCACCAGGGACTGTATACATGAGTCCGGTACTAATCTGATAGTCTGACCCAAAGTGATGTATGTAGGGTTCATCGTTAGGATGCGGACACCATGTAAAGTCTATATTAGTTTGATCAATTTCCTCGGGGACGGTCCATAGAGACATATCTGCTATTAGCCGAGCAGGATTTACATCCATGTACTTGCGTTCAGTTGCCCCGGGTACAGTATATTCTACTGTGGGCATTACTTCTGCAGGGTACCACTGGTTACCAAACACATATATGTAAGGTGTATCGCCCGGATCTGGTAGCCAACTATAATCAAACTCACAATCTACTAGTGTATGCCAGTGATTATCATGTTTCTCTAATAGCCTAGCAGGTATATCCATGAACTTGGTTTCTGTTGCACCTATCATGGGATATTCTACCGTGGGCATAACTTCGCCAGGATACCACTGGTTACCAAACACATAATTGTAAGGAGGGCTTCCGGGATCAGGCTCCCACGAGTAATCGAACTCACAGAGATAATGTGTCTTAAACTTACCAGGATGGTCCATGCGTGTTGCTTTAGGTTCATCTAGGTATTTGTATTGTGTGGCTCCAGCTACCCGATATTGTAGTGCAGGACGTTGTTCAGGAGTTAGCCATTGATTACCAAATACATAAATGTAAGGAGGCTCTGTAGGATCTGGTTTCCAACTATAATCAAATCCAGTGATATCGTCTAGGATTTCCCATCGTTCCATGTTGGGCTTAACAGTTACAACAAAGTCATGCACGAACTTAGATTCTGTAGCGCCAGGAATACAATACGTAGCAGTAGGATCTATTGTGCCAGGATGCCATTGGTTACCAAACACATAATTGTAAGGAGGATCTGCTGGGTCCGGGCACCAACGCCAATCAATGCTTGCGGGATCCACGGTGTTGGGAATATTCCAGTAGGTAGGGTCCGGCAGTCTATGCACACCTTGTTCACTATGGAAATGGAACTCGCCACTGTTGGTCTTTTGCGCTAGGTACACTTCTCCGTTGGGTTGATACTGATTGGGCCATACATGAATAAATTGACTTTGCCACGGAACAGGAACATAATCAAAATCAAATCCTGTGTAATCATTGAGTCCATAAATATACCAGTAGTATGTTGTTCTACTCTTACTGGCCGCATCCTCAAGGCTAGTCGCAGGTTGTTCAAAAGCAAACAAGCCCGGTTTTGGTCCACAATAAAAAACATCAAACATGTATAATATCCATAGTCATTACGAAAACATTTTCCTGCAATTAAAAAACATTGTAGCATATCGACGGCTAATTTACCTAACACCTTATGGTTCAACTCAACCAGAGAATGTAGAGCGCATATCCGACGATGTTCACCCATCGTTTGACCCATTTGATCCTGCTCAAACAGTATACAATAACCCAATGTTTATCTTCTACGACCAAGAACCAATTTATGGTGAATATAATCACGGCTTGTTTGATTATATCCAAAACAACTATGCCGGCCCATTTGTTCTTGTTACGACCGAAAAAAATAGTGTACCATTAGATAAACTTAAAGAAAAATACAAATGGGAAACTGCCTACTACTTCCATCATGCATTTGCTGCACACGATTGGTTCCGCGGGTATCGCTATTGTGCCGACTTGGTAGCGCCGGCAGACCGTAAATTAACCAAAAAATATATTTCGTTTAATCGGTTAACCAGTAGCACACGAGTATATCGTACTATACTGATTAACGAACTATGCAAACGAGATCTACTAGATCAAGGTTACGTTAGTTATAATGATGTATGTCCCGATGGTGGCACATATCAAGAAAACTTAGCACTGGCAGTTACCAACAAGTTAATTACGGCCGAACTTGCTACAGAAGCAGAAGCAAATATTGCAAATATATCATTGCCATTACGCATCGATTATCAAGACCAAGCATTTATTCCAAATCATAGTTTTGTATTAAGTGCAGTAAAAGAAACCCAAGAAAGTTTTTGCTACTTGGTAACTGAAACCTGCTACTGGGAAAGTAAACACCATCTAACAGAAAAAATATTTAAACCTATTATAAGTAAAATGCCTTTTGTATTAGTAGGGCCTGCACATAATTTAAAATACCTACGTGAGTATGGATTTAAAACATTTGATAAGTGGATCGACGAAAGTTATGACGATATAGAAGATCCCATTGAGCGCATGACTGCAATTGGTAATACTATGAATAAGATCTGTGCATATAGCTTAGAAGAATTGCAGGACATGTTAATTGATATGCAAGAAGTACTAGATCACAATTATAATAGATTTTATAGTAACGAATTCTTAGATGACTGTTGGAACGAACTAGTTACTAATCTTAAAAATGCTATGCCTGAATATCTTAGGTAGTTTTTCCAAATTTAATTTTATTCCATACACGCTCGTGGGCCCAGTACAAGAACATCTTGGTAAATACTTCCGTTCCGCCAATGGCCACAGCCAGTTTAACTTCGCCAGTAATTAACCAACTAAGCACAAAGGTATCAAACGTTCCAAGAGTACGCCAACTTATGGCTTTTACTATACTGCGTAAATTGCTATCACTAGGTGCTTGTGTTAAGTCTGCGGCAATTGCTCGAACCCATTTATCAGACCAATCAGTTACGTGGTAAGTAGCACTAGTAGGTTTAACAAATACCTTGTTGGTATCTTCAAATCGACCTGCTTCAATTGTGTCCATCCAGATTAAAATATCTGCTTTAAATATTTTTCTCAGTTCTTCTGTAGGGCACACAAAGTCACATATAGCAAAGTCTGCATTGGATTCATCTGCTAACTTACTCATACGCTCAACTTGTCGTGTTCTTCCTTCTACACTAAAGTCCCAGTCGTTAAATTGTTCACGTACTGTATCTGCATTAAACCACGCAACTGTGTGGTTAAGCATCAACTTCTTAACTAGTTCTTGACTCAGTGTAGTTTTACCAGAGCCCGGTAGTCCCATCACAAGTATTTTTTTTGTCATTTGAGGCCCATCGACTTTCTAATATCGGTTGCTGAGATTGCGTGGGTATCTTCGTCGAATACTTCGTTTTCAATTTTATAACCAACATTACGACCATAAGTGATATTTGTAATGTTAGGAACAAATAAAATGCAATACTGTCCGTCATATTTTTCCTTTAAGTTTGCGTGTATAAAGTTTTCTACTTCTTCTTTTTTAAAAGGATTACTGTCATTCCATCCTTCACAGTCTCGAATCATAATACACACTTGTCCAGTTTTAGCAACGGCACGATCAAATAGCGCACGATGGCCTGCATGCCATGGTTGCCACCTCCCGAGTAGCATAGTTGTTGGTGCCTTCCAATCAAAACTCATAATTTCTCCTTACAATTATCAAAATGATGTTTTTTCATACTCCCCGGGTATCTGCCTTCTGTTTTACAATGCGGGCATACTACGTTAGATTTTGATTTAATAGTATTTGCAGATTTTTCCCGAGATTCTTTAGTAATAATTTGCTTTGTACGGGCTTGTCGTATTTTTTCTTTGGTCTCTGCGCTTACGGTTTTCCCTGTGTGCGTTTCGGTTATTCTTTTTCTATGTGCAGGGTCTTTCCATAGGGCAACCGATGCGTCTCTCAATTTTTTGATATATTCTGGGTTTTGATTTCTTTTTTTAGCAGATTTGCTTAATTTAGTTCTTACTTCATCGTCTAAATTAAACATTATATTATTTCTCTGGTTATAAATATCCTCTGACGTAATATCTAACTTATCTAATAGAGAACTTTCGTATTCCTGGCATTCTTTCATAGTACCTTTATATAATATTTCTCTCTGCCAAATATATTCGGGGTTATTAAAATCTTCCCAAAATTTGTTCGACGCAGAGGAACATACATATCCATCGGTCTCTGTCCCTTTGTGAAATCCTACGTAAATCTTGTTTAATGTTTTATTTGTCCATTTATAAACGAATGAGTCCATATCTTTTCTCCTGCATAGATATTTATCATTCTGTGCCATTAACCTAACATTTATGCCATTAACCTAACATTTAGGAATGTACTCTTACTCCATAATGTTTTTCAAATGCTTCAGCATCTGCACGGGTGTTTACTAATGGCTCGCCTTTGATGTTTAAGCTAGTGTTAAGTAACATAGGACAGCCTGTTACCACATACCACTTTTCTAGTAGTTCGCGGATTCCCGAACCATCTTTTGGTACTGTCTGTATACGACTAGTCCCATCATAATGAACGATAGCAGGAAATAAGTCAGGATACCGACAAGTACCGATGACTTGCATATACCTAGTATTAACGAAGCTACGAGGCATATTAAAATAATCATTAACATGCTCCTCCAAAATAATTGGGGCGAAAGGTCTAAATTCTTGTCGTTTTTTAATTGCATTTACTCGATCCTTTATATCGGGTCCTCTTGGGTCGGCAAGGAGACTTCGGTTGCCGAGAGCTCTGGGTCCAAATTCTGCTCTTCCGGAAGCAACTCCAGTGATTTTATCGCTGAGTAAACTATCAAGGACGGCATTGACAGGGTACGGTCCGCTAATGTCTGTACCAAGAAATGCGTCTTTAAACTCAACTCGTCCGCCGTAAGCAAGCGCGGCTGCACCAAGGCTACTACCAGCATCGCCAGGATTAGGCATGATCCAAATTTTTTCAAAATACTCACCGAGGTTTCTATTAGCTAAACAGTTAAGGGCAACACCGCCCATGTAACACAAGTTCGTGCTCCAGTTAAAATCCTTTGCACGACGCATTACATTATATATCAAATTCTCACATAAATCCTGTGCAGAACTGGCAACGTCTTTGTCGTCAAAATGTCTGCCCCACTCGTAATTGGATCCGGTATGTAAGTTTTCTCTGAATATCACTTCATTCTCATCGGCCACTAACCGCATCTTCATCCAGGCGCTTGCTACCCGACTACCATATGCGCTCATGCCCATTAAGATGTATTCATCTTCGTTGGGCTTTAGTCCTGCTTCTTGTGTCATTGCACTATAAAATAGCCCAATGCTATGCGGATATTTTTGCTTCCACAACACTTTATATGTTGCACGACCATCAACATACTCTGCACCAATAATACTGATAGTGTCCCATTCACCTATAGCATCAATAACAACCACTGTAGCACGATCAAATGGGCTTGTTTGGAATCCTGCGGCCGCGTGACTTAAATGATGATTGCAAGTAA